ACGGGGCTTTAGCAGAGATGAAAGTCGCAAAAGTAAGATGAATGCCGAGACTAACAAAAAAGCAGATACTCAAAGAAGTCGTTAAGTGCGGCAAAGATCCCTCTTATTTTCTTAAAAACTATGCCCGCATCTCTCACCCGATGCACGGGCTTATGTTGTTTAAGACTTATGATTATCAAGATCAGTTACTAAATGACTTCAACGATTATCGCTTCAATGTTATCAACAAGGGTCGCCAGCTAGGAATCTCAACGATTACTGCTGGTTACATTGTTTGGATGATGCTGTTTCATCGCGACAAAGCCATCCTCGTTATGGCTACCAAGTTTGAAACAGCAGGTAACTTGGTTCGCAAAGTCAAAAACATAATGAAGAACCTTCCTGACTGGATCAGGATAGCAAGCATCACGACAGACAACCGCACGTCTTTTGAGTTGTCCAATGGTTCTTCAATCAAAGCTGCTTCTACTTCAGGCGATGCTGGTCGCTCAGAAGCACTATCACTTCTAGTTCTTGATGAGGCAGCACACATTGAAGGATTAGAGGGTCTCTGGACTGGTCTGTATCCAACACTATCCACGGGTGGTCGCTGTATCGCCATCTCAACCCCCAACGGCGTTGGTAACTGGTTCCACAAAACTTGCGTTGGTGCCGAGAGCAATGAAAATAATTTTAATCTAACAACTCTTATGTGGGATGTCCATCCCGAACGCGACGAACAATGGTTCAAGAAAGAAACCAGAAATATGAACCGTCGCCAGATTGCTCAGGAGTTAGAATGTAACTTCAACACATCTGGTGAAACTGTTATCGATCCAGACAATCTAGAATGGATCTTGGCAAATGTAAAAGAACCAAAGCACAAAACCGGCTTTGATAGAAACTTTTGGATTTGGGAAGAATACGATCCAACTTGTAACTATGTTATGGCTGCCGACGTAGCAAGAGGTGATGGCGCCGATAGCTCCACATTCCACATTCTCAAGATTGAGACAATGGAGATCATTGGAGAATACCAGGGCAAGCCAACGCCCGATCTTTATGCCAATATGCTAAACCAAGTGGGTCGAGAGTTTGGAAATGCGATGATGGTAGTGGAAAACAACTCTATCGGATACACAGTGATTGATAAGCTTGTGGAGTATGATTACCCAAACCTTTACTATTCCATCAAGTCTACACACGAGTACATTGACCAGCATCAAGGAGAATACAATAGTGGAGCTATCGCTGGTTTTTCGACTACATCAAAGACTAGACCACTGATTGTAGCCAAGTTAGAAGAGTTTATGAGAAACAAACTAATTAAAACGTATTCTTCTCGTTTGGCAAATGAATTTAGAACATTCATTTGGTATAACGGCAAGCCACAATCGATGCGAGGATATAACGACGATTTAGTGATGGCTCTTGCGATTTGCTGCTGGGTTAAAGACACAGCACTACAATCAAACGCTCGTGACCTAAACTATCAGAAAGCTTTTGTAGACGCCATCATAACCTCAAGGACGGTTTTAAATACCCAGATTAAGGGACAAATAGGCTACACAGGAGAGGATCAAACTAGTAAAATGAACGAAGCAAAAAATACATATTCCCAATACATGTGGATAATAAAGTGAGTAAATAAATGGCACCCCGTAATCCGAAACAAGGTAACAACCCAGTAAACAGAGAGTCTCAATTATTCAAGGCTCTCACTCGTTTATTCTCTGGTCCGATCATCAACTACCGCTCAGAGTCTGGACGCAAGATTCGCAAGCAGCATTTGGACAAATTCTCCTCTCGTTTCCGTTCTGCCTCTGGTCAGCAATTTAAGAAGCAATCTTATAACCCGCTAGACACCATCGCAGCTAATGCTATCGCAAACCAGCGCCGCTCCGAACGTTATATTGATTTCGATCAGATGGAATACACACCCGAGATTGCCTCTTCACTAGACATTTACGCAGATGAGATGACCACTTTTTCTGATTTGTCTCCAATGTTGAACATTCGTTGTGCCAATGACGAAATCAAAGCAGTCTTAAGAATTCTTTACAAAAATGTAATGAACATAGAATACAATCTTTTTGGTTGGTGTCGGACAATGTGTAAATACGGAGATTTTGTTCTCTATTTGGATCTTGATGATGAGGTTGGAGTTAAGTCCACCATTGCCCTTCCGCTCCAAGAAGTTGAACGCCTTGAGGGTATGGATGCTACAAATCCAAATTATGTCCAATACCAGTGGAACACTGCCGGTATGACTTTTGAAAACTGGCAGATTGCGCACTTCCGTATTCTTGGTAACGATAAATATGCTCCTTACGGAACATCAGTTCTAGAGCCTGCCCGACGCATCTGGCGTCAACTTACGCTAATGGAAGACGCAATGATGGCTTACCGCATTGTTCGTTCCTCAGAGCGAAAGGTCTTTAAGATTGATGTTGGCGCAATCCCGCCACAGGAGGTTGAGCAGTATATGCAAAAGATTGTGACCCAGTTGAAGCGACACACAATCGTAGATAAGGACACAGGCAGGGTCGATCTTCGCTATAACCCAATGTCTATCGAAGAGGATTACTACCTCCCCGTTCGCGCTGGTTCTGTCACAGACATTCAAAACCTTGCTGGAGGAACTAACACAACCGCGATCGATGATGTCAAGTATCTTCGCGACAAGCTGTTCTCCGCATTAAAGGTTCCGCAGTCCTATCTTACTATGGGTGAAGGTGCGACAGAAGATAAAACAACATTGGCGACCAAGGACATTCGTTTCGCACGAACCATCCAGCGCCTACAACGCACAGCCATTCACGAACTAGAAAAGATTGGTATTATTCATCTTTACACTCTTGGGTATAGAGGGGACGATCTCATAGGATTCAAACTTTCCCTAAATAACCCAAGCAAGATTGCCGAACTACAAGAACTCGAACATTGGAAGACTAAGTTCGACATCGCAGCATCAGCGACAGAAGGCTTCTTCTCTCGCCGCTGGGTTGCCGACAACATCTTTGGAATGTCTCACGAAGAGTTCTTGCGCAATCAGCGCGAAATGTATTACGATCGCAAGCACGATACAGCACTTGAGGCGGTCGCCGAAGCTGCCGCCGCTGGCGGGGGTGGAGGTGAAGGTGGTCTTGATCTCGGTGGCGGCGAAGCTGGTGAACTTGATCTTGGCGGCGAAGAGGGGGGCGACCTCGATCTTGGCGGCGATGAGGGCGGCGATGAAGGTGGGGGTGAAGACGACAGCCCGCTCCTCGCGGCACCTCCGGGATCTCGCAACTCCCCGCGCTTAGCACCATCTCTTGGTGATCGTGCGAGAACAGGTAAAAAATATTTAACCAAGGGCTCTAAGGGCAAGACCTACCAAAAGGTAGCAACCGACAAAAGACCACAAGGCGCAAGAACTAGAAACTATACGAGCATCCCAACGCCAGAAATGAATACCTACAGAACCAATAACCTTGGAGCCTCAGAGCTAAGATCCCTATCAAGGGGTATTTATGAAGAGAAAGAACCTACTTACTTGGGAGATGAAGAAGCCGAAGTTGCCTTACTCAAGGTCAGCAACTCTGTAAAGATGCTTATAGAGAGCTTAGAGGCGAAAACAACGGAGAATAACAATGAAGAATAAACACAACAAAAAGAGAAATACAGCATTTGTTTTTGAGGCTCTTTCTCGCGAGGCGACCGTTGCCATAATCAAAGGCGACAAAGAAAGAAAAGACAAGGTTATTTCAATTGTCCGTAAACATTTTGCCGGGGACTCTCTTCTTCGTAAAGATCTTGAGTGTTATCGCTCCCTTTATGAAAACCAAAACCTTAATGAAAAGACAAGCCAGAAGATTATAGAAGCAGCAAAGGTCGCCAAGCACCTTATTGATCCGGCTGGTCTGTTCAAGCAGCAGACAGAGATCATAAACGACATCAATAGAGATCTCTCACCGCAGACCTTCAACAATTTTGTTCCAAACTACAAGTCTTTGGCAACGATCGCAAAGATGTTTAATACATCCTCGCCGAAAGAGTCAGTTATTCTTGAAGCAAGGGTTTCCCACGAAATGTGTGGTGTGCTGGAAGAAGCACAAATGAAGTCTATTGATTCACTAACTTATTCTACTTTTGTTAAGAAGTTCAATGAGCAATACGATAGCAAGCTTCTATCTGAACAGAAAGAGCTACTAAACAGATATATCTCTTCTTTTTCAAATGATGATTTGGAGATGAAGATTTACCTCAACCGCGAACTCGGCAGATTGAAAGAGTCGCTAGGGAAGGCAACAGAGGTAGAAGAGGTCGCCAGTGACCCGGAGATGACCAAGAAAACTCAGTTGGTCAAGGAGCGCTTGCAAAAATTAGCAAACGAAACAACTCTTAATGAGGCGACCCTCTTCACTATTTTGAAGACGCAAGAACTAGTAAAGGAGATATACAGTGGCAGTAACAGTTAGGATTGTCCCAATCCCAGAGCCAGTCAAGGTTACGATTAGACCAAAGACTCCTCCCCCCACGATAACCTTGGAACTAGATATTCGTAAGTCTCTCAATGGAGACTTAATGATCTTTGACCACGGGGACATAGACATCGTTCTTTCTGGAAAAGACAAAAAGATTACCGCTTTTCCAAAACAAACAATGACCGACTTTACTTACGGCGCACAAAACCGATTGTTTAACCACCTTGCTCGCAAAGGTATCATTACTATGGAATCTGTTCAAGGTGGCTCGTTCTACGGCGCAATGGAAGCAACACTACAAGAAGCAGCGGACGGCAAACTAAACGCAGCCAAGTTTGCGCTTGTAAGCATTGAGAAGTTCATCACAGAAGAGCGTCCATACTTTGAGGCGGTAGAAGCCGCAGTCGCAGGTTTTGAGCAAGAGAACACAGAGCCAGACAAAGAGCAATCAACAGAACTTGGCGAGGTGCCCCAGCGCGCTGAGCAAGGTTCTATCCGCAAGGGTTATGTGCGAGATCCCTACACCATGTCTTACATGTATACAATCTAGGAGCCCGTTATGTCAAATGAAATGAAAGTCATAATGGAAAGTTGGGACAAGTTTGTTTTGCAAGAGGCACCTCTTGAAACAGTCGGAGATTTAAGAAAGCTTATTAAAACTCATAGAGCTAAAGAGGCTGGCAAGGAATTAGGTAAGAAAGCTGCTGAAGCAGCAATAGAACAAATCCCGGTTATTAGCAACATCTTTTCGCTTTGGAAGGGTGCTCAAGACGCCAAAGAAATTGTAGGCAAGTTATATGGTGCGGAAGATTCTTTTAAATCAGCGACTGGCTTAGACAGGCTAAACGTCGATGATGATGTGTCTAAAATTGTAGATGACCCAATTGAGGTGGCATTTATTAATGATCTATTGAAGGCAATGGAAAGTATGGACGATCTATCTCCTATTCCAGATGTCAATGATGAGCTTCAAAAATACTTATCTAATAAATTCAACAACAATCAGGTAAAGAAATAAATGGAACTTATACTATTCGTCCTCATAGCCTACGGACTAACACAAATTTTAGTCTATAGCGACATGCCCGTAATAAAAAAACTAAGACCTCACAAGGAATCCTACAAGGGTTACGGCAAGGTTTTTCACTGCCCCATGTGTATGGGATTTCATGTCGGTTGGTTTTTGCTCCTACTTTCTCCTTGGACTGAACTATTTATGTTTGATGTAACGATCGTCAATGCTATTTTGCTTGGCTGCCTATCATCTGCAACATCTTATGTTCTAAACATGGTGTTCGGAGACGAAGGAATCAAAGTCAAACATAGTTACAAGCACGACAACTTTTTTGGAGAAGAGTGATGAACAACTACCTAAACGGCAAATGGGGGCTACAACCAGTCCGCCATTGTTGTAAAGGCTCTTAGCTCGCGCGGGTAATGCCCGCAAAAGGAAAACAAATGAAACTACTACGAGAATACTACGAACTATGTGAAGGCGGCGTATGCCAAGATCTACTCACTGAAGATGAAAAGCGCTTCGTCGCCAACGGCGGGATGGTGCTTTCCGGTAAGCTACAAGAAGCAGATGTCCAGAACGGCAATGGTCGTGTCTATCCTCACAAGGTTTTGATGCGAGAGGTCGAGAACTACAAGAAGCTTGTAAAAGAAAACAGAGCACTTGGCGAACTTGACCATCCCGACGATTCAGTGATCAATTTAAAGAACGCTTCTCATATGGTCACATCTATTTGGATGGAAGACAAGGCAGTTATGGGCAAAGTAAAGGTGCTCAATACAGACGCCGGCAAGACCCTGCGTGCTCTTGTGGAAGATGGCGTAAAGCTTGGTATCTCTTCTCGCGGTATGGGATCAGTATCAGAAGGCGCAGGTAAGGTCGTAGTCCAAGAAGACTTCCAACTTATCTGCTTTGACTTTGTGTCCGAGCCCTCCACACCAAACGCTTTTATGATGAGAGAAGCAAAAGAGTTCAACAACAGAGTATTTACAAAAGCAGACCGCATCAACAGATTATTAAACGAGGTATTAAATAATGACTTGGAGTAGTTACCCCCAACATCAACTAATGGTAGAAGGCTTTAGAGACTTCTTTAAGAGAAAGAAGAAATCTTCTGCGACTTATCCGGCATCCGAATTGACAACAATTGTTAATTTGATTTCCAATCTTGCTAAGAAGTTTAGCATCGAAACAGACACAGGTGTTATCGTAGACGAGTTTGAGGCAATGCTCAAATCTCAAAACATTGATCTGCAAGAGCAAGATGATAGATTAATGATAGGAGCAGATCTAAGCCTTACTTTAGACAAGGCTCCAGAGTTAGAACAATTCATGATTGATTTGAAAGCAGCGAACCCACAAGCCTTACAACTACTCGTCAAGGCTTTGAAGAAAGGTGCTTTTAATGTTCCCGACGAACAGCAAGCTGCATCAGCAGCACCAGCGCCTGCGCCTGAAGCGGAGACTGAAGCTGGTGGAAAGTTCCCTATAGTAATCACTAGAAAGGAGATCACAGATTTGATTCAGAAACAATCTTCAGAAAAACTAGAAAAAATGTTAAAACAAGCAGGTATTACTAACTACAGCGGAGATAGATTAAAAAGAATGATAGCGAGACAGAACTTGCTGCCGCTTTTTGATGAGTATTTGAATGATTCAGATGTTGGAGACTACTTCAGACTGGAAGGCAGGGGTGATGTAAAAGAACAAATTGATATTAGAAAAGTATTTGGAGCGAGATCTGGAAAAGAGACTCAAATTTTAACTTTTGCTTTTGGTGTTTTCTTACGCGCTTACATAGCAAAGGAGACAAAGAAACTATTGAAACAGGGTATAGAAATTCCTGAAGAGAAGATCGCTCAGCTAAACAAAGCAGTTATTAATCTTAGCAAAAAGTCTCTCCAAAATGCTCTCAAGTCTTCTAAAAAGAAAACGGCTCCACCAATAGGAGCGACTGCGAAAGCAGCAACAGACGACGAAGAGGAAGAGAAGAAGCCAAAATATAAAAGGCATGTGACCTCGCCGCTCGACATGAGCACCGATGAAGGCATCGACAGAAAAGATCAAGTTATCATTGAACGCTGGCAAAGAATCTCAGGTATCAACAAGAAGGAACAATGAACAAAGCTCAGCTTAAAAAACTAATCAAACCAGTCGTAAAAGAGTGCATCCAAGAAGTCCTCATAGAAGAGGGTCTTCTTACAGAGGTCGTTTCTCAGGTCACTGCTGGCTTGGCTAAACAACCAATAGTCGAGAATACACCAAAGAAAAAGAACGACAAGCTATTTAATGAAGACTTGCAAATGAAGCGCAAGTCCCAAGAGGCAAACAAGAAGCTACTAGAACATCGTAAGAAACTCTTAGATTCCATTGGCGCCGATGCCTACAATGGTGTAGATCTTTTTGAAGGCACAGCGCCTCTAAAAGAATCCGGCACCCCCGGTACATCACACAAGCCAAATGTTCTAGGAGATGACCCTAACGATGCGGGCGTAGATATTAGTTCAATCATGGGAAATGCTAGTAAGATTTGGCAAGCACTCAAATAGGAACAAAAATGAGTAGACGTAAAAGTTCGAATGTTGTAGTTACCGCAAGACAGTGTCGCGGAAACCACGATAAGATGATTCGCAAATTCATCAAGAAATGCAAGAAAGAAGGAATCATGGAGCAAATCAGAGATAGAAGATATTTCAAAAAGCCTTCTGAAGTTAAGAGACATGCGAAACAGGCTGCGCTTCGTCGTCACCGCCGAGACCTTGCCAAACAAAAGACCAAAGAAGCAACCCGCGAAAGAAATAGATAAGACTATTTACTACGAAGAATATAAAATCGGAGGTTTCTTATGTCCCAATTCATAAAATCATATCAAGCACAGGTGGGTATAAACCATACACCGGCATATCAAGTAAGCGGCAGACCATTCGCCACCGGCTCTATTGATGCTAGCGGAGGAGCCGTAAAAATAGAATTTCCATATGTGACTCGCTGGATCTATGTTGTAAATCATGATAACGGAGGCAGTGACCACTGTAAAATAGGTTTTTCCGAAGCAGGTGTTAATGGTACAAATTATTTCAGAATCGGACCACAAACCGGTAATGAGCACACCCAGAACACCGGCAGACTAGAACTTAAAGTTTCGGAACTTTGGCTTTCGGGATCGGGCGAGGTTGATATTGTCGCTGGTCTAACTTCTATCCCTACTTCTCGCACTACAACCGATAGTGGTCCAAGCTGGTCAGGCTCTGCTGGGGTGGGTTGATAGATGGCTCAGTTCAGATGGGCATATGTTAATTGTACCGAAGACCCAGCGGTAACAATCGCTGGTCCTACGGGATCTTTACAGTTCATAACTGGTTCTGACGCCCTTAGTGGCTCTTCCAACTTGATGTTCTATACTGCCTCTTTTGGTACATACAGCGCCAACACGCTTGTTTTGAACGGAGACATGGTAGTAGACGGAGCGATCACGGCAAGTATGTTTGTTGTAGATCAAACCAATACCATTTCTGGTTCAACAATCTTTGGTAATAGCAACGATGACTATCACATTAGGACTGGTAGTTTTTATGTTGGACAATCTGCTAGTGCCCCCACATTCCAAGTCAACCCTTCCTTGAGCCAGTCAATAACCCTCGGAATGAGACATACTTATAGAAATGTGGCAGCATCTGGACAGACATCCTCTACTGGCGATTACGTCATTGGTATCGGCGGCAGTGGGGCGATAGAGTTTAGATTACATTCTGCCTCTATTCACGACTCTGGAGCTATTTTGGTTATCAAAGATGAAGTAACTTCAAGAGTGGGTGGCGTAACATTATCAGCATCCTCCCCAAATTTAATAGACAATAATGGTGCATACCAGTTGACGGGTACAATGGCAGCCATCAGCTTGTATTCCAATGGATCAAACTGGTTCGTATTCTAACAGGGGGGTTTCTTTGTGGCATATAACCTTCTCTCAGGCACGATTCACGCAAACGAACAAGTTGTCTTCAAACCATCCGAGAACGGAGGCACACACACAAACGCAATCGTTGGTGAGTTTCATGGCGACGGAACGCATCTAACAAACGTCACTAGGATTGTAGCTAACGGTACAACTGACTATATGCTAACAGTTGGAGCCAACGCCGACAGCTTGGTTGGAGAGCCAAACCTACAATTTAATGGAACTCGCCTTTACGTTAATGGAAACATAGAAGCAACAGCGCTAAAGCTCTCTTCGGTTTCTGCTGGACAAGCAAGCACGTCTTCGTTCCTTGCTCTTGATGAAAATAACAATGTCGTTCTTACCTCATCTGCTGGAGGACCTGACGACGCAATAGCCCAGGGACCACTTAACTCTATTCAGTTTAACTCGCCAGATGGAGATCTATCTGGTAGTTCTAACTTAACTTTTGCGAATAGCATTTTGAGTTTGTCAGGCAGCCTGATTGTCTCTGGAAACATAGAGGCTCATGGTTTTGATATTATCCAAACAAATCTTATTGAAATAAACCAGTCCGGCTCCACTGCCTTCGGAAATACAAATGACGACACTCATCATTTTACTGGATCTCTTTCTGTTTTCTCATCCAGCACAGATCTGTTCGCCGTAGATGCCGAGAACAAAATAACAAAAATAAATACAGGTCTGTCGCTAAATAGGGTATCCATAACCTCTAACTATTCAGTATCAAAAAGCGATTACTATATAGGTGCTAATACTGCCTCTCCCTCCGCAATAATAACAGCAAGTTTGCCAAATGCATCTACTTTGAATAGCGGACAAACCTTCGTTTTTAAAGACGAAGGGGGCTCCTCTGATGCCTATAACGTGGTCATTCTCGCTGATTCTGGACAAACGATCGATAACCGAAATAAAGTAGTTTTAGAATCACCTTATGCATCTTTGACGATTTATACTGACGGGGCGTCCAAGTTCTTCATTACCTGATCTCTTTATGTCCCCAAACGAACTAAATAGTAGTAGAATGAGGGGTGCGTTTGTGCGCCTCCTCATTGTCATTTTTCCATAGGAGGATTACATAAATGGCTTATAAATTTCAGGTAGGACCCGCAATACTTAGCGGCTCCACCACTTTCGAGGACGCAGTCTCTGCTGCCTCTGTCGCTGCTGTCGGTGCTTCTACCGCTGCAACACTTTCCGCTTCTGCCGGTATTTCCGGTGCTTCCGTATCTGCTGACGGTGCTGGCTCTTTCGGCGATCTCGCCGTAGGCACAAACAAGCTCGTAGTTAACGCTGCCGGTGTCATTACACTCGATGGTGCTATTGATGAGACTGTTTCAGTTTCTGCTGACAGCTTCTACTTCCGTGACGCTGATGGTTCTTTGAAGCGCGAGAGCTTGGCTGATTACGCCGCACTCATCGCTGGCGACGGTCTCGCTGCTGCTTCTGGTGCCCTTTCAGTTGGTGTCGATGATTCAACCATCGAAACCAGCGCTGACGCCCTTCGCTTGAAGGACGCTGGTATTACTCTCGCCAAGATGGCTGCAAACTCTGTCGATTCCGATCAGTACGTTGACGGCTCTATCGATCTCGTTCACATGAGTG